TTTATTTTAATACTGTAGACTCTGTAAATAATCAAATCCAACAGGCTATTATTACATTATCGACCCCTAGTGCTGGGATTACAGCAGACCGTCCAAGTACAGATTTACAAGTAGGACAGTTTTATTTTGACACTACAATAAATAGACCTATTTGGTGGGACGGAACTAATTGGATTAATGCTGCAGGAACTGTAGTTTAATCTTTGTTTATAGGCTTTATTAATGGTATTATTACACTATCTTAAAAAGGACGTTTTATGGCAACACATCAACTAGCTAAAGGCTTAGCCTCCCTCGGTAGACATGGTGACTCCATGCTTATGCACGTTAGCCCTTCTGAAGTAGCGGGATTAAAAGCCGTTGGAGCTATGACGGGTCACAAACTACATACTAATCCTCATACAGGTATGCCTGAAGCCTTTGACTTTGGTGACTTCTTTACTTCTCTTATCCCGACTCTTGTGGGTGTTGCGTTATCTCCAGCTACGGGAGGCGCTTCATTAGGTTTAACAGGTATGTCAGCTACTGCCGCTCCGGTATTAGGAGGTATGGCAGCTGGTGCTGCGGTTGCAGGTGCTAAAGGTGAAGATCCTTTAATGGGTGGTTTGATGGGAGGTCTTGGTGGTTATGGTGGTGGAAATTTAGGTAGTTCACTAGCCGGATTAGGGGGCGGCATTTCCCCTGCATCATCTAATGTAGTTCTTGATCAAGCAGCGGGACAAGGTATTAAAAATATTGGAAGTGTTCAACCCGGCGTTCAATTAGCTAAAGACGTAGGTATGAAGGCCCCTTTAGCTACAGATCAGTTTGCGACTAGTTTAGTTCCTAATTTACCTAGTACTAATGTATTAGCAGGTCAACTTCCTTCAACCGTAGCCTCAGGTGCTAAAGGCGGATTAGATAGCGTAATGACTGGAGCAGGTAAACTACTTAGTAATCCTGTAGGTAATTGGCAAGCATTTGAAAACGCTGGAGGTTCAGCTATGCAACTGGGTGCTCCATTAGCTATGGCAGGTTTAGCGGGAGCACAAGAAGATTTATACCCTGAATTAGATACATCATTAGAAGACAAACGAAAAGCGGAAGAAAACAAATATAGAGACCCAATTACAGGTAGACTTAATTTAGCTCAAGCTTCTCCAGGTTTAAGATTGATGGCAACGGGTGGAACTGTTAATAATAATTCAAGTACTATTTCATCAGGTGGCATTCAAGATTTATATGGTACAAATGACCAAACAACAGGTACACAAAATTTAAGTAGAGATGGTTATGGTATTGGTAGATTAAATACATTAGCTGCTGAAGGTTCTCGTGCTAAAGCTGCGGATTCATTCTACGCTGCTGGGGGTCCAGTTGCTTTTGCAGAAGGTGGCAGTTCTCATATTTATATACCAGGTTATAATGATCCCGTAGTTAGCCAAAGTTCTTTAAATACTCTTGGTTTAGATACTCTTGGTCCTATGGGTTTACTTGCTGTACTTTTCGGACGTAATCCTGCTTTACTTAATACTATTATGAATAAATCAACTCCAACTACAGCTGCGCCCGCTGCTAAAATTCCGGTTACCCCTACAACAATAGATCCATTAAATGCACCGGGTATGTTCCCTCAAGCATCTAAAGATTACATGGCAACTAAAGGTACTGATAAAGGCACATTTGCATTAGAAGCTGCTAAAGGTGGATATTTAGATGGTCATGGTGATGGTATGAGTGATTCAATTCCTGCTACAATAGAAGGTAAACAACCAGCTCGTTTAGCTGACGGTGAATTTGTTATTCCTGCTGATGTGGTAAGTCATCTTGGTAATGGTTCATCTAAAGCAGGATCTAAACAATTATCTTCAATGTTAGACCGTATTAGAAAAGCAAGAACAGGTCATACTAAACAAGGTAAAGAAATTAAACCACGAAAATACATGCCTGCATGAGACAAATTAACATAGTAGCACCTGATTTTATAAATCAGTATTGGAACAAAATAGAACCTTTTTTTGAAACGTCATTTAAATTTAGTACTGATGATTATAGCGTTGATCAAATAAAGTTTTTATTAGTTAATGGGCAACAGATATGTCTTGTTGCAGTAGAAGATGATGGTAGTATTATAGGAGCATCTGCAGTATCTATTAGTAACTATCCTAATCATAGAGTTTTACATATTACATCTATGGGAGGTAGAGCATTAATAGAACCTGATTTAATCAAGCAATTTGAAGCTTGGGCTAAATCACAAGGTGTCACGAAGATAAGAGCTTTTGCACAAGATGCACAAGCTAGACTTTATAAAATAAAAATGGGCTTTCAATCTGTAGCACACGTAGTGGAGAAAAACATATGAAAATATTAGATGGCTTTAAATGGTTCCTTAATCCTGTTTGGATTATGGATACTTTTTTAACTTTGTGGGGTGGTAGTGATGGGGGTGGACAAACTTATAAAGGCACTACTTATACTTCTAACTTACCAGAGTATGCAAAGCCTTTCTTTGAACAGGCAATGGTGGAGTCTGCTAAGAATGTATTTACTACAGGTCCATCAGGAGAAGTTACAGGCCTTAAACCAATGCCTACTTATACAGGCGAAAGAGTTGCAGGATTCACCCCAGGTCAAGTAGGTATACAAAGAGAAATTGCTGGGCTTACACAACCTGGTGGGTTTGCTGATGCAAGATCAGGTTTAGGTATGGGTTCAGGTTTAGGTTATGGCACAGCTGGTGCCGGTTTAACAAGAGCATTAGGTTATACCCCTAGAGGCATTTCTACAGGCACATTTAGTCCCGCTGCAGCGTCCTACTATATGTCTCCATATGCAACTAATGTTTCTGATATTGCAGCTCGTGAATTAAGACGTCAAGGTGATATTGCTAAAGCACAAGGTGCTATGGGTGCTATTGGTAGAGGATCATTTGGTGGTGCACGTCAAGCTTTAATGCAGGCTGAACAAGAACGTGGTTTGCAACAAAATATTGCTGATGTTTATACTAAAGGTCAACAAGCTGCTTATGAATCTGCTCAAAAAATGTATGGTGAAGATGCTGCTCGTGCATTACAAGCACAACAAGCTAACGTGGCTGCTGAACAAGCTGCAGCACAACTTGCAGGTCAAACAGGTGTTAGTGGATTACAAGCAGGACTTCAAGCTTCTCACGAACAAGCAGTTACAGCAGCTGCAGAACAAACTGCAAACTTACAAAGACTTCAAGCACAAGCTGCTACCGAAAAAGAAAAACAAGATTTACAACAAAAAATCGACGACATCCAATATCAAACTGCTATGGAACAAAGAGATTGGGAAAAGAAACAACTCGAGTTCTACAATGCAATGCTTCGTGGTATGCCTGGTTTGGCTCAAACACAAGTTCAATATGCCCCTCAAGCTTCCGGTGCTCAACAATTGCTTGGTGGTGGATTAGGAGCACTTGGTTTAATGAAAGCTCTAGGATAAAACATGAATATTATTAAAATACAAAATCAGTTAAAAGGTGTTCCAGACGATACACTAGTAGGATATGTACAAAATCCTACAGGACAAGTACCTACTTATTTAGCTTTAAGTGAATTACAACGCAGAAAAGAAATGCGTAATAGTTATCAAGCTAATAAACCTGAAGAAAAAACTGTAGCTGAAGATTTAGTTCAAGAAGCACAACCAGGTATTTCTGCATTACCTGAAGCTCAACCTATGATGGAAGCTATGGCTCCTCCACCAGAAATGCCCATGCAAGCTATGGCACAAGGTGGTCTAGCTGATCTTGATACTGGTGATATGTATGATGAAAACAATTATGCTACTGGTGGTATTGTAGCATTTGATGATGGCGGTCCAGTTAAACATTATGCTTATGGTGGTCCATCATATACTGATCCATTTAAATATGATCCTAGCTATTATAAAGATGCACAAGCAGCTTTAATGAAACCTAGAGAAAGTATAACTCTTGATGACTATATAATTAGACAACAACAAGCTCAACAACAATTAGGTGTTGATCCAGAATTTTATAAAAAGACTTTAGCAGAAAGTAAAGAAGAAAGACTCAAAGAATTAGAAGACGCTAAAAAAATGGATGTTGCTCAATTACTATTAACTTACGGAAGTGCTTTTGCAGGAACTCCTACTTTTGGTGGAGCATTAGCAAAGGGTGGTGAAAAAGCAGGTTCTATTATTGGTTCTATGGGTAAAACTCAAAGAGAAATTAACAGCATGTACAAAATGGCTGATAGAAAAACTCTTGAAGCTCAACAAGCTCAAGCACGTGGTGATGCTTCTGCAGCTATGAAAGCTATTGACGATAGAGATAAAATTAATACTGAAATCGGTCTTAAAAATGCTGAACTTGAAACATCTGTTCGCATTGCAGGATACAAAGCACGTGCAGATAAATCAGGTAAAGCTTACGAAATATTTGACAAAGCAAAAGATAATGCTCAAAAAGAATTCGAAAAAGATTACCCAGATGCTGCTAGAAAAGTTGAGTTCTCAGGTCCTGATGGTGCAGCTAAAGAATCACTTGTTAAAAAACAATACTTTGAAAAGAATCTAAAGCTTCTTATGGGTGATACTGAAGGTGCATTTGGTCCAACTGCTACAGCTACAAAACCCGCTGCGCCTGCTATGAATGGTCCTATAACTAATCCTGATGGTACTGTAACTGTTCCAGGTAAAGGTACTTTTAGAAAACTTCCTAATGGGAACTACGAAAAAATAACTTAATATGGCGCAAGAATTCACACCTGAAGAACTAGGGCTTCCTAGTACACCACAGGAATTTACACCTGAAGAATTAGGTTTATCTTCTACCACAGCAGTCAAAAAAGAATTCACACCTGAAGAGTTAGGTATATCTCCCACTGTTACAACCGAAACTAAACCTGAAGATGCGGGTTTTTTTGCTAGAGCTAAACAAGCTTTAACAGAAGGTATTGAATCTTTTGGTGGAGTTAAACGTGGTATAGAATTAGGTAGCGCTGCTACTGATCAAGACATGGCAGCTGCAGCTGCTAAAATGCAAGAAATTAAAGCAACAGGTCAACAACCTCCAGCAGTTCAAACTTTATCTGCCGCTGATATTCAACGTATTGCCGAAGAAAAAGGTATTCTCCCTGCAGGTATGAAAGTACCTTCATATATTGTAGAACAAATTCTTAAGTCAGGTCCTGAAATGGCAGTGCCTTTATTAACAGGTTACGCTGCTACGGCATTAGCTGCTCCAACAGGTATTGCTGCTCCTTTTATTGGTGCTGCTGTTGGTATTGGTACTTATGGTGTTCAACAATATGGACACTTTATGGAACGTCAAGCACTAGAAAAAAATGCTCCTCAAGAATTAGATCCTGTTAAAGCTAAGACATGGGCAGCTATTACTGCACCATTAGGTTATGTAGTTGATAGATTTACTTTAGGTTTAGGTAAAGGTGGAGTAAAAGCAGGTGAAGCAGTTGTTAAAGAACTTGCAGAAAGAAAAGGTTTACAAGTTGCTAAAGGTGCTGGTGTCGGTGCGATTAAAGGTATCTCTGAAGTACCTACTGAAGTATTAGAGCAAGCTGCTGAACGTTATCAAGCAGGTTTATCACTAAGTGGTGACGAAGCTAACAGAGAATACTTTGAAGCTGGATGGGGTGCATTAGCAGTGGGTTCAGGTCTTGGTGGTGCAGCTGGCGCATACAATAAATATAAAGAAGTTAAATCAGTTACTAATGAAATCAAAGAAGTTAACAAAGCTAAAGATAAAGTACTAAGCGATGACATAGAAGATACAGTTGCTAAACAACCTAGTCGTGAAGATGTTAAAGCGGGTCTGTTCGATCAAATCAAAGATCAAGCCGAAACTATCAAGGCTAAGCGATTACAAGCAAAAGCTAAACCTATTGCTGAACCTATTGAAGAAGAGATGGAGCCTTCAAGTATACTCGATGAAGCTACGTTAACTTCGTTGGGATTCAGAAAATCTACTAATGCATTTAAAGCATTAATAGGCAAAGATATATCTACGGAAGAAACTCGTACACTGCTTGATCAAGTTGCCGAAAATAACCCTACAAAAGTAAACGAAGAAGCATTTGCAAATTATAAAGCCTCTCTACCACCTGTGGTAGAATTAGCTAAACAGCCAACACCCGAAAAGGAGACTGAAGGTGGAAAACCCATACAACTTAAAACTAGAAGTGAAGCAGATAGAGCTCGCGTTCGAGCACTTGATGAATCCAAACGAGTACGTGAAGACGCCGGAAGAGTTGAAGGACGTGAGCTTGCAGGAGTGGACACTACTCGGAGTGATGCTGGACAACCTATTGCAGGAACAAAGCGAAAGCCAGCTCCACTAGCACCTCAAGCTACAGAAGTTTTAAAAGGTGAAGAAGCTCTAGCTAAACCTACACAACCACAAGGACGTGAAAGACTCCTATCTACAATAGAGTTACTCAATGATCCTAATCCTAACTTACGTTATGAAGCTAGAACACGATATATTCAGATGCTTAAAGATACAGCGGCTACTGAATATTCCAAATATGAATCTAAACTAAAAGCACTTGCTAAGAAAGTATCACCTACACTGCCTGTTGTTAAGCAGTCTAGAAACTTATCTAATGTATTATCAGCACTCAAAGATCCTCCAAGATACCTCATAGAAGATTTAAGAAATCCTAACGTCATTGATACTGAACGTGCAGAATTAAATCAACAAGCACGTGACTATATAACTTTAAGTAATCTCTATGATGAGTTTAAAGTTAAGATGACACCTCAAGAGAAGAAAGCACTTGAAGCAGAAGGTAAAAAGATTTCTAAAGCAGAGGGTGCTCTTAAAACATTACCTGAAGAAGAAGTTAAAGATTTGCAAGATGAGTTTCTTGAGGGTCGAGAAGATAAATTATTTAGTCGTGTACTTTCACCTGAATTAACTCAGTGGTTTGAAGGCTCTAAACTAATTGATGATACAGGAGCTCCTTTAAAACTCTATCATGGTACTAATAAAGATGTAAAGAATTTAAGATCAAGTAAAGATGGTTCGTTAGGTGCTGGAATTTACTTAACTCCTGATCCTGCTTTTGCTAGTAGGTATGCTGAAGCAGAGGGCGGAAATGTTCTTCCTGTAATAACTAATATTAAAAACCCATTAGTTATATATACTGAAATGGGTAAGGGTGATCCTATGATTCAAGCTCTTATTCAACTAGGTGTAGCTGAAGAAAAAGCAGCTGATATAGTTGAAAAAGCTTATGAAGAAAAAGGTTACATATCTAAAGAAGTTATGTCTCGTGCTCAAAAACAAGGATACGATGGTATTGTTCAATATAAAAATGGTGAATTAAGTGAGATTGTTGCTTTTAATGCTGCACAAGTTAAATCTACTATTGACTCTTTACAATCAACCTTAGAAGGCACGCCTGAAGGTAAGGCAATTGTTAACACAACTAAGCCTGCTAAAACACTAGGTCAAGCCTTAACTATATTAAAGAATCAACACTTTGATAAATTAAACCCTGTTCAAAAAGTATTACTCAATGTTATATCTAAACTACCTAACGTAGTTAAAGGTACCTATAAAGTTATGGGTATGGAGAAAGGTGAATATGGTTCATATGCACCACTTCAAAATAAAACTACTATTAGTCCTGATGCAGGTGTAGATACAATATTCCACGAAGCGACACATAGTGCCACTACAATAGAATTAAAAAAACACGTTACCATGAAGAATGGTAGACCTATAGCACGTACACCACAAGGTCAAAAAATGGTGGATATATTTGATGCAGCTGAAGTAGCTGCTATGCAACAAGAACTAGACTTTGGTGAAGCTTTCCTAAACATGGATGAGTTTATTGCGAATGCATATAACAATGAAGCCTTCCAAAAATTCTTAGCAGGTGAACGAAGTGTTATACCTGACGCTCCTCCAACAAGTACCTTATGGTCAGACTTTGTTAACTCCGTTAAACAACTATTAAACTTAGGTGATATATCTAACACCCTATTAAGTGACATTATTAGTGTAACGCCTGACTTATTTACAGGCACACGTCAAATAGGTACTGCTACTATTCCTGAATTTGGTCCTCAAGAAAAACTATATTCAAGAGAAAAAGTAGATCGTCTAGATAAACTAGTTAAAGATACTAATATTAAAACAGAGAAAGCTGAAGAAACAAAAGCGTTCCAAGAATTTAAAGATGATCCTGCACAGTTTGCCAAAAACAAAATGAAAGGATTCCAACGTTTCTTAGACAAAGCCGAAACTAATTTCTTCTCATCAGATGCAGCGTTAAGTAATGCGATTAGGCGTGGTTTAGAAGAAGATAAATCATGGGATGAAACTAAGAAAGTTATGTATTCTATTAGTACTTCTCAAGCATTACATGCTGAAGCACCTGCTCATCAGTTTTTAGAAGATGGCAATATTGCTTATGATCCAACATTAAGTAAATATGTGGTAAGTAAAGCTAAAGATAGCTGGAAGTCTATGATGCAGACTGTAAAGACTTTAGCAGATAAGTATGGTGTTCCTTATGAAAAGATGGAACAGTATGCACACGTAGCTATGATTGCACAACGATTAAAAGGTCTAAAAGACTACAACAGAGAATTGAAAGAAGATGTAGTTGACTTATTAGTTGAAGGCAAAGATAAAGAAGCTAAACGTATGTGGGATAACAACTATAAACATATCCACATGACTACAAAAGAAATCAATGCTGGTCTTAAATTATTTGATGAGATACCTGAATTAAATAAGATAGTAGATCAATGGAATGGCATTCGTGCAAAAGTATTAAAATTTGGTGTTGACTCTGGTCTATATTCTGAAGATCAAATAGAAGCACTATTAGATGTAATGGACTATGTGCCGTTCTATCGTGTAGAACAAATAGAACAAAAAGAAGGCCCTAAAGAATATACACGTGGTTTATTAGATAGAGCGTTAACTGATCCTAAATTTAAAGGTAGCAATCAACCTGTTAATAACGTATTTGATAACATGGAACGATGGATTACCTATGTTATCAGAAAAGGTATCAACAATAAAACTGCACAAAATTTAGTTAAAGCAGCGGATACTTATTTAGAAGATGAAGTAACTAAGATACCTTCAGGTGTATCAAGTCCTAGAGAAAACACTATTGCTATCTGGCAAAATGGTGGGCTTACTAAATACAAATTTAATGATCCATTGTTTGTTAAAGCATTTACTGGTATGGAAACAGTTGCCTTACCTATGTTCCCTAAACTAGCTAAGATTGCAAACATCTTAAGACAAAACATTGTACTTTACCCACTCTTCTCTGTATCTCAAGTATTCCAAGATGCGTATAGTGCGATGGTTACTTCAGGTGTTCAAAATCCATTTGGCATACCATTAGAAGTTATGAAAGAAATTATTAAAACATCAACAGGGGTAAGCGAAGCTAGAAAACAATTAAAGAGTGTAGGTGCTGTAGGTATTAGAGATTACTCAGCTGAAGTAAGTAAACTAGATGCAGAGATAGCTGCAGGTATGAAGAAACCTGGCTTCTTTGATCGCTATATTAAAAACCCCTTACAAAAATTCTCTATGGCTTCTGATAATGTCATTCGTCAAGCTATCTATGCACAGACAATGAAAGAAACAGGGGATAAAGCCTTAGCTACAGAGCGTGCCTTTGAAGTTATTAACTTTAGACGTACAGGTTCTAATAAGTTAGTATCAGTAGGTCGTCAAGTCATTACGTTCTTTGGTGCTTACTTACAATCTATGAATGTCATGATGAAAATAGCTACAGGTAGAGGTATTGCACCTTCTCAAAGAGCTGAAGCATATAAAGTTTTAAGAAACACTATGATGAAGACTATGATATTAAGCTTCTTCTATGCTGCGTTAACTGCTGATGATGACGATTATGAAAAACTAGATCCATCAATTCGTGATAGAAGATTTGTATTCCCTGGTACAGGTGGTATGAGTATTCCTGTACGTCCTGATTTAGCATCATTAATAACAAAAGTAATTCCTGAACATGTGTATCATAGATTTATTAAAGAAGATGAAGATGCAACTAAGATGTGGAAATCATTAGGCGGTGCATTAGCTAATGCAGTTACAGGACCTTCACCTTATCCTCAAGCCTTAAAAACTGTTGGTGAGTTAGCTTATAACTATGATATGTTTACAGGTAGACCTATTGCTGGTACAGGTGTAGCAGGTAAAGATGAAGAAATGCAATACACTGCAAGAACATCTGAACTAGCTAAAGTATTGGGTGATTACACAGGTACTTCTCCTATGAAGTGGGATCACTTCTTAGATGGCTATTTAGGTTATACTGCAGGCTTAATTAGAATGGCTACTAATCCTATGATGGCAGATATGAGAGGTGATATATTACCTTCTAAATCAGTTCAAGATTACATTTCAGAGTTACCTGGTACTTCAGCCTTTATAGCTAAAGAATTTGGTACTCGTGCTAAAAATGATTACTATGAATTAAGAGATGAAGTAGATCGTGCCTATGCTACTTATAAAGATAAGCAACAATTTAGAGGACCTGAAGAAACTCAAGCTTATTTAGAGAAAGATAATAAACGTGAATTAATCGTCAGAAAAGGATTGATTGATGATTTAGGTAAATACTTATCTCAACTTAGAAGAATGGAACGCTCTGTTCTTGAAGATAAATATATGTCACCTGATGAAAAACAACAAAAAATTAGGTTTATTAGACAAGAAGAAGTTAACATGCTTGATCACCTAGAAGAATTTAAGGGTGGGCAAGCTAAATATATTCAAAAAGTAAGAAAAGAAGCTGGCTTATAATCGCCAAACTCTAACACCTTTTACTCCATCTTCTATAACAATTTTGTGAACGTACTGAAACTCTAGTCGTTCACTTTCTTTTTGTATAGCTTTAATAGCTGATTCTGTATCAATAGCAGGTATAAAGATAGACGAGCCTGGTACAAAGGCAGGCCAATCTATCTGATAATCTACGCCGTTAGTTAACACTTCGTGGTATGTCCAATGGTAAGTTGTTAGTCTTAATTTCGTCAAAGGTTGAATTATCAATCCATAGACATCTTTGTCCTGAACCACTAATATCTAAACCTTTATGCATTACTTTACTTTCACCTGATCTAGGTCTAAGAACTTTATTTTCTCGTAACTTATTAATAAAATCATCATAAGAAACGTTGCCGTTCTCTTCTAAATGTGAGCGCATTATACCGCAAGGTATAAAAATAGTGTTAGTATCAGGCTCAATTCTGACTCGTAACTCATTGATTGGTTTTAATAAAGGAGCTTCTAGCAATCCTGTTCGTGAATCTGTTTTACTATTAATAACTAAAGTGTTCTTTAAGTTTTCATGTAAGAATGCAGTTAATGTTTCCATAGCATCAAAATCACGAGCCTTAATTTCTATTCTTGACTTCTCTAATTCTAGTTTAATAGCACGTTTAACAGGTTCTAAATCAATATTATGTATGCCTAATTGTTTAGCAATTTGAGCACCTAAGAATACAGCTGCTAATGTTGCAGAATACTTGCGGTCTTCGCCTGTAATATTCCATGCCTTATCAATACTCTTTTGTGTTTCTAATAAAGAAGCCTTTACAATATCTAAATTAGATATAATCCATTGAGCATAGATTTCACCTGCATGGCCATAGTTATCAAACAATCGACCAAAGTATTCATCTGCTTCTGACTTAGATAATGAATGATCTTTCTCAATTCTTATTTGTAAGAAGCGAGCCATCTCACCACTAGCTTGAGCATTCTTTGAAAAGATAACTGTTCTAAAGTCTGTATTAGAAGATACTACGCAAATCAAATTAAAGATTGTATCGTTCTGTCTTTCTCTGTTTGTGCCACTACTACCTAATCTATTTTTACCACGACCTGTTGACATAAACTTTAGGAAGTCATGTAGTTGATCAGGTGTTACTTTAGTAAACTCATCAACTGCTGCAGGTAAGTTATTCATGTAACCCATACGATTAATTACGGCATTACCTGTATCACCCCATACTTGAATAAGATTAGCATTCATTTCAGGATTACCATATACGCTAGTCATAGCCTGTAATACTGTTGACTTACCTTGTCCTGTGCTAGGGTTATATAAATTTATAACTGCTGACTTTTCTCTAGTTCTAAAGAATGGCATGAGTAATGAACCAAATGCACAGAAGAAACCAAATGCACGTAATTCCATACCAGGTCTTTCATAAACAGATATGGCTTTCTTCCATTCTTCAAATGTGCCTTTCTTTTGTAGTGCAGGGTTTACATCTTTCAAGGCTTCAGATACAGGAACATACTTAACACCAAATGCACTGATCTCACGATTACCTATAACAATTTTATTAAATGCTGCGTTCCACCCATATTGTTTATACATAGGTGTAGCTTTCTTTTGTTTTTGATGCGCTTCTAACACAGCTATGATGTAATCAATAACATAATCTAGCTTCTTACCATTTCTAAATATACCTGTGGCATTAAGAACTTTACGTGCTTCATCACGAGATAGTAGTTGTGTTACAGGTGCTATAAATTCTTGGACACCATCAAATGGTAGGTGCATTTTAAACCATGCACAGAAACCTGCGGCTTGATCATGTAGAATCTCAACAAGATAAAAATCATAATCGTAGACCATGATAGCTTCTTCATCTTCTTCAGCTACAGTTTTATAGATACCACCATTCTTACCTCTGAAATAAGGGAATGGGTAATCAGGAATATGATATGTAACTTCTTGTCCTAGTTCTTCGGACTTAGCTTTAACAACGTTATCTGCACCTTTAGAACGTAGAATAACTCTACCTAATTCAATAGGAGAAGTAATCTTACCTTTATGTTTACATCCATCACAACCTTCAGGACGTAAGCCTTCAAATTGTTTACATGTATGAGGACCTGGAATACCACTAGCTTTAGCTTCTGTTCTAGCATAATCATAATCAGGATGATGTTTAGATATGTTGTGTATTGCAGCTTCAGAGTCTTCACAATATGCAGCAATAGATAGACCTGATCTCCATAGAGGTTCTTCAATGGTAGCTTGTTTAGTCATGATATGAATGAGTTGACCACAACCATCGTCTTTACGGCAACGTTCAATGATCTTCATAAACTTAGATGAATTGTTACCTAAGATTGCTTTAGTAGCTTCATCTAGTGGACGTTTAGCTTTAGGTTTATCTGATACATGTATAGGAATAAGACTTGCTAACTCATCAAATGGAGTAGGTTTACCTTGATTGATAACTACTACATCTTCAGGCTTGCTAACATCTTTATAATTTTTTGTACCAGGAACTCGTAAGATACGAGCCATATCAGCAGTGCATGCGCCATCAGCTTTAAGTCCATGTTTAACACATAAGAACTTTAATCCTTCAGCAACGGGTTGCCATATAGCTTTATCTACGGGTTCTGTAAAAGGCCAATAACAATGAACACCTCGACCTGAATCAACAATGGTTGGCTCGGGTAGTTGAGTATCATCTGTGAATTTACGTAATGCTTTTAGAGCATCATCTTTGGTTTCGTAGTCTTTCCATTTACGCTTTTTAGAATCAAAGCCACAATCTATATCTAACCATAGAATACGTTGTTCTTTAGCATTGACCTTTTTTCTTTCTGTAGGCTCAATGTATGTTGAACATGCAAAGTAAACATCTTGTTGATCTTCTAATAATCTATTTACTGCGGTTACTGCTTCTTCTATTGTCTCTATAAACTTTGGAACTACTACATTTTGTTGGTCTTTACCAAGGATACAATAATATCCTGTCTCAGGCCATACTTGTTGTAAGAATTCTTTTGTTTGCATGTTTCTCTCGAAATAAGTTTTACTGCTTAAATTAGGTGGGCTACTCGCGGTTTATATTTGCAAAAATACCATCACGAATTTAACACATATAAAAAGGTGCTTTCGCCCGTTGTATTACTTTTTGGTGTTTAGCGTAACAATCAATTCTTTTATTTTTAATTGATGTCGTACGGCTGGTTTCTTCCTACCAGAGAACCAATCATACACCGTTTGTCTTGAAACTTGAAGCTTTTTAGCTACTTGACTAGCGGGGTACTTAAGTGATATGCACATACCACCTAAGATAGTCCCCACAGTTTCTTTCGCTTGCATATTAGCTTCTACTATGGCTTGTGAATAACCACGCATGACTAAGCCCAATCTGATACCAAGTCATCTAAACTAACATCACCTTGATCTGCTTTAGGTGCTGCTGGTTTTGGTGCTGGTGGAGGAGTAGGTTTCTCCGTTGCACGAACTGTTGGTTCAGGAATATCATCTTCTACTTTAGTTACTTGTGGACGTTGAATAGGTTGTTGTTTCTTTGTTTCAAACTCTTCACCGTCTTCATCTTTGTTAATGTTTACAGATAATGTAATTGCACGTTTAGCTTCTTCTGAAGTTGACTTTGTGGCACATACTCCATACTCATCATCATTAAGAATACGTATAGCTTTGAAACCAATCTTAGTGCTTGATGAATCTTCATCAAAAGACACACGTGATACAACAGACATTAAGTTTTGACCATTAGCACGAACATAATCTGTGTATTCATGTAAAGGTTTGCAGTCTTTTGTACCATTACCAAAGATAGATTGTGCAGGTAAAGTCATTTGATAAACATCACCATTCATATCATCAGCACGAACTACTGCAATACGTCTACTAAAACGACAAGCCTTAGTACCATTAGCACCTGAGCCTTTAATATTTTGTGGACATGATAAACAGTTTTCTGCTTGTTTTTCTACAACAGCTTCATCAGGTTTTTGACTATCTGAAGTCCAGCATGTTGGAGGTGGCATCTTCTCACCTGGCACATATGCTTTAGAGAAATACATTCTGTGAACGTGTGGTGATGCATTAACGATAACTACATCAAGTGCGTCTTGATTTGACTTCTCAACTTCTTTACCATTAACCATTAATCTAAATTTACCACCACGTATAGATATACGTTTAGCAGTGGTTGAACTACCTGTAATGTTAGCAGTGAAGCCATCATCTCTACGGCTATGTGTTGCTACTGCGGTGCTACCAAAAACGTCTAAATCTGTACTCATACTTCCTCCTTATTTCTGCTTTTAGTTATTCTTACTGTGTATTCACTTGTTGCTTGTAAACCTGGCGGTGCCTTGTCAGGGTTTTGCTCCAAGTATTCTTTTATTGCTGATTGCACTAATCTCTTTTCAAAGAACTCAGGCAATCTATTTTCTAATATAAAGTCATACATACTAGGCCAATCGCTTGACCAATATCTAGTCTTTAATGTTCTTGATAATGTTCCAACTTTAGTTTTCAAACTAGTTACGTTAAGTGTCCTACATGCTTCATTGAGTGCTAAATCTATTTTGTCTTTCTGCACTTTAATATCAGTGATTTGATTTTCTAATTCTTCAATCTTATCTCTCATATTTACAGATGCTTGCATAAGCTTTTCTATCTTATTATCATCTAGTTCCATATTCTCTCCTTTCAAATATTAAGGATAACAGTATAACATATTTATTTACAATGTCAACTAACTTCTTTATCAATTAAATGTCCATATGTAAGTATTACCCAAAAAGCAAATTGCAATAATTCTTCAGGAGATGCACTACTTTTCATTATGTTAGCTTGATTACTTATTACATGAACATTTCCTTTTATATACCCTTTAGCATTATCAATCCTATCTAAAGAAGGTGAATTACTTCTAGGCCCCGTTTTTCCTTTAATTGTATACTGTTTTTTAATAGGTATATTTAATATAGGGCAGTGTGTAGGAATAACAATATCTGCTTCTGTTAAATCAAATTCTATATTTGATTTTTTAGCTCTTGATTTAATACTAATTAACATTGCTTTTATAGGATTATTTTTCATCCATTTTTTTTGTGTTGCGTTAAATTTTTCTAAATTGTTTTTTCTATAATTATCTTGGTATGCTTTATATTTTTCAGCATTATTTTTACGCCACTTTATTATATTTTCAGGAGTTGCCATCTTCAAATTCCTCTTTGTAAAGATCAACTAGTTTTGAGTGCGTATCAATTTTTCCTTGCAACATCTTATAAATTTTTTGTTCAACGGGGGAGCCTTGTAGGCGAACTACGGTCATCTTATTTTTCTGACCCGCCCTATCTACACGAGCGCAACACTGTATGTATGTTTCAACAGACATCACGGGTGACCAAAACACAACTACGTTAGCTGCGTGGAGGGTAACTCCATGCGATGCAGCTTGAGGTTGGATTACCAATACTTGTGGGTCTTTCTTTTCTTGAAAGTTTTTAAATATCTCTGAACGATTATTCATAGATATGTCGCCATGTATTGCAGCGCAAGTAATATGATCTTTATTTAACTCTGCCATAATCTTTTCAATACTATGTCTGAACGGGCAAAATATGAGAACTTTGTGGCTGGCTTCTTCAATGATTTCTTTAAGAGCCGTCATACGGTTAGATATATCAAACTCAATAATTTCTTGTTCATCTGAATAGATAGCACCAGCACTTACTTGCAATAATTTAGTGAGCATTACCCCTGCGTTAACTACAGTAATTTCTTCACCTGAAGCTTCCATATACCTATCTTTCTTAAGCTTCTTATAATACTTATCTTGTTGTGGTGTGAGGGGAACTTCACGAGTGGTATAAAGAACATCAGGTAAATCTAAACATTCTTCTTTTGTATAACGAATGGCAGGTTGTAATGTTTTAAATACAATATCCTGTGCATTAAATCTAGGCACCCAGGTGAACTGGCTGACTTTCTGCATTACCATATCCTTAAATGTTCCTGCATATTTTGGGACGGATGCGGGGTTCACAAGTCTAGCCAGTCCATATGCGTCAGCTGGTGATTGAGCAGCGGGTGTTCCTGTCATAAGCCATAACCATGTCTGAGGTGTTAGCACACGATTTAATGACTTCCAGCGACGTGTCGTGACAGTCTTGACATAGTTGGCTTCATCAACCACTATTAAATCAAAACCGCCCGATTTAATTTCTTTCTCTACTATTTCTATACCATCATAGTTAATTATAACTACGTCTGTATTTTCTGCAAATACTTTCTTTCTTTTCTCAGCACTGCCATGAGCAATACCTACTGATCTATGCATAGCAGTTTTAAAGAAGTCTGCTTGCCATGCTGCTTGCATAATAGATAAGGGACATACAACAAGCATACGTCTAATCTTACCTTGATTCATTAAATAATCTGCCGCCCATATTACAGCAGATGTTTTACCTGTTCCTGCTTCACTTAAACAATAGGCACGTTTATGTGCTGATAAAAATTCAGCAGTTGTTTTTTGGTGATCAAATGGTTTGTGAATACCTGGAAAGTTGTAGTCACGTGTTATAGGTGATGGAGGATTTTTAACCTTCATGTCAGATAATGTAAGCACTTCATCTAGTCCCCAATTCACAGCGACTTGTGTTACTCCATTATCATATGATTTAAGAACCTTGCTTTTAGGTATCTTATCTAATATTAATTCGGGGCGTTTTGTATTAACGATCAACGCTTTATCTTTGTATACTTCCAATGCAATCTCCTAAGGTAAAAATAGACGCGCCACCGAGAGAGGTAGTGACGCGCCTACACTGCTAATACACAGAGGAGAACTATCTAAAGAGCCTCTGCTACTAACTGACGTGGTTTTACCGCACTCACGTCTAGCGGGAAACTTATTTCTTTTTAGTTACGTTTCTTTTTAATGAACCATCACTATTGCGTGGGAACGAACTGTTCGCACTTTTACTTCTAATTCTCATATTGCTTGGTGTGTTTGAACCACCCTTGCTTAAAGGAATGATATGATCTACATCTTTACCGTCACCCTTTGATACTTTACCAGCTTTTATCATCATTCGTCTAGCTTTATTTCTAGCTACACGCTTTTTAATTTGATCAGGCTGTGCCTTATATTCGTTTTCTTTCTGATAATCTCTTGCCATTATTTTCCCCAATGTGAACATGATTGAACAGGGCAGAACTTCCTACATGCGAAGTTAGGGCTTGCATTGAAAACCCCTGTCTGATGAGCAGTATCTATCCTATGCGTTATTTTACCCCATTCAGCAAACATTTCGTCAACTTTGTCAACACTATAATCTTCCTTTAATATCTCTTTACTTACTAAGAAAACCAATCCAGACTTAACTTTCTGCATATCTGGAAAGTGTTTGAATATAGCTACACTAAACAATGATAACTGTCTAGTATCTGCATACTGACTTGATTTGCCTGTCTTATAGTCGATCAAGGTAGCTAACTTAGTTTCAGGGTTTATAACAAGCAAGTCAACAACACCTCTCCACCATACATTAGGTGCAAAGAAATCACAGGGTTGTAACTCTTTGGTCAAGCCTAATTTATATTCACAATACTTATCGCCTGGAATTGCTATTAACTTATCAAGGGTTGGCTGAAACATATTAAACTTGTCAGGCAGCGGAGTTGCGTTCTTAACGTATAACTCACAAGCTTTGTGAACTTCGTTGCCATAAAGGAAATGTTCTGTATTTGGGTCTTGCTTAATATCTTTTGCGACATACAGGTGATAGTATTGCTTAGGACATTTCTCAAATGTAGTAGCACTTGAGTAAGACCACGTTTTAAGTTCAGCCAATTGGAGTTCTCCTAGCAATTTCTTTAGCTATCTTTGCTTTCTTTTTACCTTCTTCAGCTTTATCTAATAACTCATAAAGTTTTTTCATAGATAATGCTTTAAGCCTGTCTTTACCCGTTCTTGTTTTGAATGGGTCAGCATGTCTTCTACTCTTGTGTATTTGTGGTTGTGCCATGATCTACCTTTTGGATTTCGCCTGTTGATTTATTAAGTTCGTATTCTGCTAATGTTTCTTTCTTTTTCTTACCAAAAATCAAATCCCAATTCTTTTCAAACTGTTCGTTGTTAGGTTTACTAACCATCCATGCGCCTGTTATATCATTACGTGCAGTCTTTTTCATTACCACACCCATGATACGAAGCTATCTCGTATCCCTTTCGTCACTGGATTAACTTTATGCGGATACAAAAAGTTAGATGGGAATATTAATATATCCCCTTGTTTTAATTTAATTTCCATGTCATCAAACATAATAAATTCCCCACCTTCATAGTCATCGTTAAGAAAACCTACGATAGATAATGTAGGTATGCCTTTCATTTTACCATCAAACATGTCATGAATATGATCACAATGTTTAGCCATAGTCTTTCCTTCTCTATAGCGATTAAATCTTATATGTGTAAAGCCTTGCCACCCACTAAAGTAATCATTCTTAAAGTCAGTAAGTATGTATTGACTGATTGCTTCCCATACTTTCTGTGTAAGTTTATCACGTGTTGCAATATTATCCCATGATACATCAAGTTCTTGATCGCCACTTTGAGTTACATACTCACCATTAGCATTATAAAATACATGTTGTTTCCAAGTAGCATGATCTATTTCTTTTCTTATTTGATCACATAGTTCTTTATCAAGCCAAGGATATACTTTAATGTAGTCTGTTAGTTTATCCATTTTTAAACTCCGTCAATGATCGGTTGTCACCAAACGTCCCTTTAATAAATGAATTAAATGCAAGGCTCACTCTAACATCATCTGCAACAACATCTTCTACATGATGTGTTAATGATGATGGAAACATTACTATACCACCTGTCTTTACATTAAACCACCACGAGTCTGAGTTGTATATATCAAATGTATCGGTTGCTAATTGCAGTTGTTTATATCCTGCTCTGTGAAATGTAATCTTATCTTTGGTAGAGTCAGTAGATATATAAAGCACACCTGATATAAAACTATTTGGATGCTCATGCTTGTGATGAAACTCTCCTTTCTTAGTCCAATTAAGCCATGACTGAGTAATAAATGCTTCAGCAGGATACTTAGGTTTATAGACTCGCTTAATATATTCGTTAAGTTGTTCTGTCACAAACTTCTTTAAGTCTGCCATCTCAGGTTCATTAAGTATATAGTTATTATTAGATGTCACATTACCTACATTACGATTGGTAGATGTTGAGTGGCTTTCTATATATGCAAGTTCTTCTTTAGTGAAATCTCTACCAATGCTGTTAAACATAACAGGGGTAGGAAAGAGCAATTCAAAGTTAGGTTCGTTCATAGTTATCCTTTACATCTTTTACAAGACTATCAAAGGTTAATTGATCTTTATCTTTATCAAATTCAACACTTAATAAATATCTAGTAGTTTCAAAGTTATATACTGTATGAGGCGACTGAGTATTAAAAATATAGTATGTGCCAGGTTTGTATTTTAACTCTTCTATTTTAAATACTAATTGATTTGGGTCAAATCCAAACGCACAAAAACTTCTAATGTTGGGAGTCAATAGCATGTTGACACCTGCACCACGTCTTGTATCTGTATGCCAATTATAACAAGTGTAGGGGTCTAACTTTAACACACCTACTATAAAGTCATAATGTTGTGATAACCAAACAAAAAAGTTATCTTTCAATATAATATCAGCGGGAACGGGTTTAGCATCAAAGTTATAATACTTTACCCATTCGCTAGGTGTTATGGCAAAATCAAATAATTCATCAACGATAGATGATTTAAACCCAACCTCATAATAATTCATTACTTAGCATCCATATAGTTATCACCTACACCTACTTCACAACCGAGTGGTAAGTCACTACACCAATAAGGTGCAGTTGTCATACATTTCTCAACATATGCTTTACATTCATCTACTTCTGTATCTTTGCATAACATAACTAACTCATCATGCACCGTCATAACAACAGGATACCTTTTCGCTACTTGAATTAATTGTTCCCCTATTATATCACGAGCAAGTGATTGTATACAACGTTGAAATGTTTTAGATGGGTGGATATATTCAGGGATTAAAGTTCTTCCCATTAACTTATCATATGCCCATGACTCGCCTGTATCTGTCTTTAGCTTTCTTAAGTTAGGTAAGCCCAATAACATTCCATTAGGTTTCATCATGCCTTCATGAGGGACACTCGATATAATCCCACCATTACCCATAGTGTAGTGTTGCCCTGCACGAACGCTTTCTAACATTGTGCCTGCGTCTTGCCATGCTTCAACAAGTTCAGGATTAGCCCTACGATACGCATATACAATGTTCTTAACTTCTTGTATATCTTTCTCTACACCACCTTGTTTTAAGATTGAGTGCATCTTGTTAGCACCTACTCCATAAATACCTGATAAGTTCACTACCTTAAAGATGAACCTAAGGTCTTTGTTAACTTCGTTGTATGGTGTTCCTGTAATGTCTGCGGCGGATTGTTTGTATAGATCAATACCATCTTTAATCTGTTGTATCTTTCCATGTGATTTAGCAAACCAATAGGCTAATCGTAACTCAATATTACTAAGGTCTGAGGCTACTAATTTATAACCTTTTGGCGCACATATAGCTCGTCTTAGCTCTGATGTTCTTGGTAAGTTTTGCAGATTAATCCCATCAACGCCTGACCATCGATGAGATACCACTGCCCCTGAATACTTTAACGGAACGGGTAACTTACCCCTGTTCGCTATTTGAATAAAGTTCTCTGTTCTTGTTTCTTCAATCGTCGACTTGTTGCCGATACGCGCAGCCGCCAAAGCTTGAACGTATGGATTATCATGTTCCAATAATTCTTTAAATCCTTCATCTGTTTTTGCAAATGCATAAGCTTCCTTTCCTGTAGTCTGACTAATCTTAGTAGGTGGGGTGACACCTTGTTCAATAAGTAACTCAGCAAACTTAGGATTACTCATGAGTAACTCTTTATCTACCGATACTGATGCGAGTAGTTTTTCTTTAGCTTCTTTAACTTCGTGGAGATGACGTAACAATAAACCTTTATTAAGTTCTAACTTAGGTTCTGTAAACATACGGATAGTTAAATCTATAAGTTTCATTTCAGGTGCAGTGAACTTATCTTTTAACTCTGTGAATAATTCGTAGGTTAGTTCTACGTCATTGATACAATACTGACCATACTTAGCTAAGTCATTGTGTGTGAAGTCTAGTCGTCTCTTACCTAATGCATCGAGGACTTCTGTTCCTTTCTCACCTAACTGATATAGTTGTGATAGGTTAGCTAAAGATACTGACTCAGTTAAGCCATGTAGAATCTGAGCCATACTCATGGTATCGAATAAACCTAATGGGTGTATGTCAAATATCCATGAAAGTATTGCTGCATCAAACCTCATATTATGTCCTAACACAAAGTGTTCATGCATATTGTATGAGTCTAGAAAAGCTTTTGTTTCTTCATGTGTGCCTGTAAACCATTTAGTCACACCCTTATCTTTGACTGCTACACCTATAACTTCAAACTTCTCATCACGTATATATTGCTCGGTAGTAAACTTCTTTAACCCATACTCTTTATCGTAATAGGTTTCGAAGTCAATCGTAATTAGATTAGGCATTACTTACCCCTAACACGAGCCTTGACTGCATGCTCATAGATAGCCGCGATGTCAATAACTTCTTCTGACTTTAATCCTTTGGGTCTAATTTTAATAAAACCATGATGAATGGTTACGATAAGGTTGCGTTCACCACGATCAAAAGTCGTAGCAGACGTCTCCCTAATAGTGGGCTTCGTTGACTTTGTTGCCATATCTCTCTCTCCTTTTATTTGCGTCTATTGACGTTGTAGTCCCAATCGTCAGCGCAATCTTTATCGCACCAACGTCTTGAGTCCTTAAGTTCCTCGCCACAATTTAAACAGTGACCAGTTCCTTTTAAATACTTAATACCTTCCATCTCCTTACGGCGAATGGCTTCTTCAAGTTCTATTCTATCCTGCGTTTTATCTGCATCATCTGACATGTTTAAGCTTTTGTAATACCAATCTAATTATGAATAAGTCAATCACTAAAGAAAAATGATAAGGTGCATCATCTTCTAAGTATCTAAGTTCTAAGCCTACCATAACTCCTGATATTAACGCAAGCTGAAAAACCCACATTATTTAAACCAACGACCCAAAATAGTTTGCTTTTCAGAATATTTTACTAACTTGTTAACATACCATTGTGCTTTCTTTAAGTCTTGTAAAGCATTATCTTTATATCCTGTTCTTGACAAATACTTAATAGCAGTCAAGCGTAAGTGTCCTGCAAACTCTTCGGGTGTTGACTTAGCTTCCATATAGTCTATCGTTTCAATACCTCCATGAGTATAGTGAGGTGGTTGATTGACCATGTCTGATAATTTTTTAATTGTTGTTTTTTTATACTTGTTTAGTATTGTTCTTAATCTTGTCATATTAAATCTAAATTCCTTTCTAGTGTTTCTAAATCATTTTCATTAACTACCCAAGCATGCCCACTATTATCACGTATAGCTTCAAGGTTACGTAGTTGTAGTTCGGTAGGGCGATTGTTCCCTGCCTTACATTCTATACCTACAAACTTACCTCTTATACACGCAACAATATCAGGCACACCTATACTTGTATATGCGCCAGCAACGGGAAAGAAATAATATACATTTCTTTCCTTTAACATCTTAACAACTTGTTGCTTGACCCATTTCTCTAATACTTTCTTTTCTTTCATCTAGGCATTTCCATAAGTCTTTGCATAGCTTCATTCTTCTTATTATGAAATTCCATATTCTTTTGTGTAAGAAGTCTAAAGTCCATCTTCGTGCTCATGAGAGCCTGTATGTTATTCAACGCACTTTTATATTCAAGATAAACTTCATCTGTATCATTCTCGGCGATGATATAGAATTGTCCATCTCTAATTCCTACATTTTCTACATACTTACCTGCATCGACAAGTTTAAGGACTGCAATCTTTTCCTTGTCTTTGTCAGATATGTTTGACGCTTCTGCATCGAGTGCATGAAATACTTTCATATTTATCCTTTAAATTGTTTGCATGATTTGATTCACTCTAGCTAATACTTCATCTCTAGCACCCTTGCTTTGACGTAAGTCATCTGCCGATACACCAACAAGTGATTTCTCTAAGTCACGTCTAGCTTGTTCTAATTTAGGGTCGTTAGTAACATTAAGCTTAGTCAATAGATTTGTCAACTCTAATGCATTATCTACTAAACTATTTCTAAATATCTTCTTATCATCACCACTTAACCTATCAATCATATGTTCAAGTGTTGTATGTAGTCTTGACCATGCATCAGTCATCGCTGCTTCCACTCTGTCTTGATAAGCTTTTTGATACTCTTGTTGCATCTCAACTTTCATTTGTTCACCAATGTCGATACGGAAGTCATTAACTTCAGGCACAGGCATAATAGTATAACGTAAGTTAAATTTAGATGCAATCGAAGAAGCTTCGGGATATTCCCCTCGGTCGAAAAGTTCTCCTAATTTAAAAGCCATGACCGTAATGATGTTTGGATACTCTGTAATAAATCTATCCACACGTTCTTTAAAGTCTGCTTCATATGTGCTAAGTTGTTGTTTATAATCAAAGAAGTTTGACATAGGTAATAACCTTGTGCCTGTGTCTGACCAAGGCAACGTTTGTCTACCATGCCACTCTCTGATCTCACTAGCTAACTTAGTGATAGCTTCTAATTGATCTGAGCCTGCAAGTATATGTTTGTTATAGTTGCCTGCTTTAATCGTTGTATTCTTTCTTACATCGATTTCTTTTGACACGTTCTTGTCTAGTTTTCTAGCAGTCCATACTGATATGTTTAAATCAATTAAGACTGCGCTTGATGCGATACTAATGCTCATTTTTAACCTCCCATATGTTATCATCACCCCAATATTCTTTATCTATTGGTTCTACTAATCCTAATGCTATTGTTTCATATGCTTCATCTACGTTCTCTGCTTCAACTTCGTAGAGTTCACTTGACTGCATACTTATCCTATACCTTTTCATTTTCTCTCTCCTTAGTTAATTAACCTTTGTAATACATTTCAAATGTATTTACTTTACGTGTTAGTAAATTCTCTAACAGTTCTTGTGTTTGTGGTGACATCTCATGCTTGTAAGTAGCCATGCTTACTAATTCTTTCTGCACACTTTCATCTATTGCATCACCCCACATATTTAAATTGCCTGTGGTGTGTTTGTTTTCAATAGCCCTTTTAGTTTCTTTCATTCTATCAACAGTCCACCAATGTTGTTCAGGCCCAATCAGCGCAACCGATATAGCACCAATCATTCTTTCAAAGATAGGGTGGCTATGAGGTATGTGATGCCATTCAATATAACGATGGTTGGTAACAAAGTGAGGTATCTTTAAGTAATCGACTAACCCTTTAGCAATCTTAGCCGTAGCTGAGTTTGTGTTAGGTAGGTTTAAAGTCTTTACATACTTACCTATATTCTTTAATTGCTTATCGGTGAACTTAGTCATATCTATTTCTAACTTCACACCATTTGATACTCTTAGTAAACTTTGTGGAACATTGATACTCATTTTCTCTCTCCTTAGTTAGTGTCACTTCCTCACAGGATTGTGGGTTTGTGACAGATTATTGTTCGCCCATGTATATGGACTTACCATGTATAGATGTAATGTTGCGTGATGTGATTGCCCATAGTGTTGGATAGTCCCATGCACCACCCCAATCATCTTCTACATAGCCGTCTGTTAATATAATGATAGCTTCGGGTTCGATACGTTTCTTTTTGATGTATTCATTGAGAGACCCAACCCTAGTGCCACCTCCACCTTTCGGTTTAGTTGTTTGAACTAACGCATTGTAATCACCCATGTTGTAAGTCTCATGTCCTGCAACATCATAATCCCAATAAATCAATTCAATACTCGATGGTGATACCTCATCACATATAGCTACAACCTCAGATAAGAATTCATTTAGTTCCCTATCACCAATCGAGCCTGATGTATCTATACCTACTACAACCTTACCGACTGTCTCACCTATCATGCTAGGCATATAGATGTCTTGTCCTAAGAATCGTTTGTGAGGACGCTTCCATGATGTCTTGTCTTTGTTACGACATGTTGCATTGACAAACTCACGTAGTTGTTCGCGCCAATCTACCTTAGGTTGAAGTAATCCATCTATCGTTCGGTTTTTATTGCCTTGCATCTTGCCACGTATGATTTCACCTTGACGTAATGCTTGGTCAATTTGTTTAGCAGTCTCTTTAACTTCATCATCAGATAGGGACTCTGCACCTTCCCAATCATGACTATCATGGCCACTTCCACCACCACCATTACCTCCGTTTTGTTTAAGTAAGTCATACACTTGACGTGTTGTCATGTTGGCATATTGTTTATCAAACAATGCTTCCTTAGGTATTAGTGCTACCTCACCTTGTTGGTCAGCTTCATAGATAGTATTGTTCACAACATAATCAGCCGCAACGTTGGCTAGTTGTGGACTTTCTTTCCATAGCTTCTTCCATAGAAACATATGCTGAAATACTTTATGCAACGCTTCGTGTAAGACTACAAAGTTTAGTTCTCTGTCATTCAATGTATCGATAAATTTAGGGTTGTATATTACATCACGACCATTGGTGCAAGCCGTAGGTATATCTTCTGTAAACACAACCTTTCCTACCGATAACACACCTGCAAACATACAAAACTGTTTGCTACGCATGATTGCTATGTGTGCTTTGGTTACACGTTGTTCACTCGTTAGAGCCATTTGTTATCTCCTTATACATTTGATCTACGAGAGTTTTATTTTCTTCTTCTCTGTATACATTTTCCATATACATTTCTAAATAATCCTCATCAGTAAAGTTAGCATTTTTATGCTTCTCAACAATCAAGTCCCATATGTAATCTAGATTATCACAAGCATAAGTATGGTCTTCGTCCATAACAGCTTCTTTGATTTGCTCAGCCGTTAATTCTAGCTTGACTTGAAACTTAGCAAACTCGTGTTTCTTATCAAAGGCTTCTGTCTTTTCTAAGGCTTCTTGTTCAGTCATGTTATCTCCTAGAAGTATTGGTTATTCTTAACTGCCCAATCAATGAAAGTCTTGTTAGTCGCGGCTACTGACTTACGTGATGATGCCATGATGTTAACGGCAAACAACGCTTGCAATTCCATAGGTAGTCGTTGCAAGTATGTAATCCACGCATCGAAGTTTTCAGTAGTCACACTAACTAACTCACGCATAATGAGAATCACACGAGCCGCAGGGTCGTTAGGGATAGTCGCTTCCATTGGTCTGTTGTAGATAGCTTCCTTAGTAGGTAGGCCATCAGCTAGACTGAAGTATGCTGACATATCACGAGCCGCTGACTCACCGATTGTGCCTGCGAGTGCAGTCAATGTAGTTTCTTCACCTAAAACTTGTCTAGACTTAACGATAGGTGATGCCTTTGCTAATGAACGAGGAGATACAAATGCTTCCTGTTGTTTGCGAGGATTGTAGATATACATATTTTCTTTCTGTGCTTCGTCTGTATAACACGCTAGTGCATGAGGGAATTGTTTAACCCATGCTATAATCTCAGGTGCTATGTCATTATCAATAGCCCAATTAATCCACTCGTCATCGTTAGGATTACGAACTGTAACGGCAGTCAAACGATTCTTAGCATGAGCCTTCATGTTGTCACCAACACCATCGGTTGTTAGATTGCCTGTTGAATACACGATAGAATCTTTATGGAACTCTACACTACCTAGCCTACGTTCTAGCATAACAGGCAGTAGCATATTCTTAACAGGCTCAGACGCTTTAGTGATCTCGTCTAGCATGATGATGACAGGCTTGTCATTGTGTATAGCGAAGCGTTCATTCGGATAGAATGTAGTCGTTCGCGTTTCATGATTCATGGCAGGCATAGCTAAGTCACCTAAGTCTAAGTCTGCACAATCAATATACACAGGGGTATGATCAGGAAATCTTTTACTCAAGGATTTAAGTATGGACGATTTACCAATGCCAGGTTGACCTCGTAGATGCACAGTCACTTCTTTACCTACTGTTGCAATCAATTCTTCTGCTTGTTTCAAACTAATATCTTGTTGCATGATACTCTCTCCTTATGTTGTGTCACTTTCTCACAGGATTGTGGATTAGTGACGGGTTATACTGCTTCTACTAATACTTGTGGATTCTCTAACTTAATTATCTTATCTAAAAATCTTTTAACCATACCTATTGTTACATGATACTTATCGCCTGTCCCTGCGTTCCAATACAGTTGATGTTGTGTATTTCTTAGTAAGTAATATTGTGCTAAATACATATTACTTTCATGCTTCATCATTTCTAATATGCGACCATGTCCTTCAGGTATTTGCTTTGTTAATTCTTGATCACTCTCAACCCCTGCATTACCTAATTTAATTATGGTATCTATATATTTAATTAGATTGCGATATGGCTTTCTTAACTCACGCATGAGTGAGTTATCTATTTTATACTTCTTAGGTTTTATATACTGTTCAGCATCAGTATTGTGATCATAATCAATACGATACCAAGTATATGCGTCCATACAATGATAACCATTTACACTTAACATACATTCTATATCACTGTTAACTACGTTAGGTTGTCTTGTGAATGGTGCAGGCACATACTTTTTATGCTCGAACTCAACAAGCCATTCACCACTAATACGTTCAACAAATCGTTTAGTGCTATATGACGGATAACCACCTAGCGTTATCAATTTGTGTGTTGGATAGAATCTAACCAAGTCTGTTTTGTAATACCCTGCGACATATACTTCAATGCCGTCTTGTATTTCTTGTCTTAACCATTTCTCTCTTGCATACCTATCACCTAGTCTGCGTATTGATTGATTCTCACCACGCACAGGCGCATTGTTATTAAAATACTTCTTAGCTTCTTCATAAGTGCCGAGGCGAGGCATTGAATACTCATTGATATGAAAGCCCACGATAGTTCTCCTTAAAGTTATGTCACATTATCATTTGTTTATGACTTTGTGACGGGTTAATAAACATACTACTTCTACCAAATCAAATAACATTATACTACAAAAAGTAGACTTTGTCAACTGAAATAGCAAAATTTTTTACTTACTCTTGTGTGATGAATTCAGTCCTTTTAATAGTTCTAAATCAGTCACAACGATATAGTTTGACTTCGGCATAGGCACGATCGTGTGTTTATATTGACGTGCGTGTTGCTCACCACAAAACAAACATAACTTGTAGCCTAAGTTATACCTAGCTTCTTCTACATCATCACCACATTCAACGCATTGATAGTTCATTAAAAGTCCTTCCAAATTAATAATGCAACGTAAAAAATAATTATTGCGTAAATCAACCAATCAATATATCTTTCTTCTCTACGGTCATTATCTTCGTTGTTATATGTCCCACCCCACGCATCTCGTGAACTTCGTGGCGTAGGTTGTTCAAACCTATCAGGCCTAAAGAATACATAACCCTTTTTTGCGTTACGCGCAAATATTCTATGTTGCCACGTCTCAAATTTGCGTATGGCTTGTTTCTGTTCTTTGTCCATGTTTCCCCTTTCCTTTGTTTCTACTTGAATAAGTTCTGTTTGACATTTCATAAGGCACGCGTATTGCATTTTCCTTTTTTAATTTGTAAAACATATGTTTTGATATACCAAAGTAATCTAATACATCTTGACGAAACATAGGCTTGCTTTCAACAAAGTATTCATTTATTTTACTTGCAAGTTCTAATTCGTCTTTGGATAAATTAGGTGTTTCAACTTTAGTATAAAGCTTCTCCACATAATTTACTAAGTTCAGCATAACTATTATTCTCCTCTTGTTTAACTACTTCTAGCTTGATGACATTGTTGCCTTGTTCTTTATGCCACTTCGCCTCTTTTGGACTCCATCTATGTTTGCGTAAGATTTCGCCGTCATCATCTACAATAGCGTAAGTAAAAGGTAAAGACATTTAATTACCCCTCCAATAAAATACATAACGCTTGCCACGATGATAGCCGCAACAACTGCGTCTGTCCTAGAATGTTCTTTGTTCAAAGCATTCCAAGTGCGATTTAATATACATATTAGTTCTGATTTCTTCATACAATTCCCCCTGCACACACTTTAAATTCATTTTGTATTTCTTTTGTGTTGCCGTATACATTCCTACTGCTAAGCAAGTGAAATACCCTAACAAAAACATTGTAATTACTAATACCCATTTATCACTTATTAGATTTTTCATTACCCTCTCCTATATTGTTTATAAATCCTACACATTTTATTCCCTTGTATCACGTTATACAAATTGCACCTTGTGATAGGTTTTTTCTGTGAGATGAGATACTTCTCGCCTGTGTATTGCACGGCACCTTGAACCACCACTTGCGTAGCTATCTCAGCACAACCACTACAAACCATTATGAGCATCAGCAAGACGTTTCGCATTTTGTTTAATCTTATTAAAAGGTTTGATGTATTTATTAAACTCTTTCTCGCCCATGTAATAGGCAAGCAAAGTTCTAAACGCTTGGTTTATTTCATAGTAGTTAGGTTCTTCGGGAAATTCTAGGTTAGTTTTAAACCCATCTTTTAGCCCCTCTACCAATACTTCATCTACTTGGTCATCTGTTAATTCAATTAAGACTTGCATACTTACTCTCTCCTTTTTGTTTATAAAAAATAAGATTAGACCATTTAACCACAGGCTCTAATCTATACCATGACTTCGGTTTCTTTATGGTGGTGTCATGAAAGTTCGTTGCACCATAACTATAATCAACTTCCAATCGGTGTAATACTTTATACGCTACATCAAAATAGTGTTGTCGTATCACCGATGGTGGTTGCACTAACCCATACCAACTGAATTGATATGGTCGTTTCATTTCGCTACACACATTCTTATGATTAAATTCGGCTCGCCTCATTAACACGTAGCCGACAGCCACTTGCCCTTGTATGGGTTCGGTAGCTGCTTCCATGTATATGGTCGTGGCGAGACAAAGTAGGGCTTGATCAATCATGTTGACCTCCTATTATTTTGTTTTTACGAGTTTAAATTTAGTCTAGAAGTAGACTAGTGTGCCTTTAATGAAAAGGTTTTATTGAGTTGTTTCATAGTATTTCTCCTTTATGATTAATCTTCGCAATTACCACCAACACAGGCGATATTGCCTAAGATTTCTTCTTCAAGTGATGCAAGTGCATCTTGTTTTTCAATGTCAAGGGCTTTGGCATTGAGTTCTGCATACATATCTTTAGTATACGGCTCATACCTTACCATCAAACCTGCGTCATTACAAGCGTTAATATAGTCATCAAATAAAAACCTTGACACACTATCTGAGTTTATGCTCAATACTATTGTTATCTTATTGCTCATTTATTTCTCCTTTGTTTAAAAATTCTAATCCTGCGTCTGTTAGTTTATTACTGAAGTGTCTATTAAACGGGTCTTGCAAACTATCTATGTATCCAAAGCGAATACATCTACCAAGTAAATCCCATTGTTCCCCACTAAAGTGTTTAACAGGTATATCCCAAACCACATCACAACCATGATTGATAAGCCATTCAAGTAGAAAGCCTTTAACTCTTTTAACTTCGTGGTCTTCTAACATAATACTTCCTCTCATTCAAGGTTGTATCTTCACATCTCAAACAGTCAATACACGCGTGATCGAGTAGCAAATCTTCATAGTGTCGTTCTTTATACAACACATATCGGAAAAAGTCTAACTCATGCCTTGCCCAATCGATCAATCGCCTTTCGGTTTCATAGGGTTTCACACGTGTGAGTTGCTCATACATCTTAACAAACTCTGAATCGTCCCACTCTTTTAAGATGCTTGTCACTTTGTAACTTTTCAGTTGGTTTGTGACAAATTCTTTAACTTGGTCAATGTTCATCTTAGCACCATAACCAATAGTAAAAAGAGATTGATACCTAAAGACACAACCATGCAATTACGGATACGTCTGTGATGCTCTCTATTTATAGGTGTATATTCCGATAAATAAATCTCACGTTCGTAATTATTACTCATTCTATATTTTGGTTTCTTGTTAAAACTATTCTTGGTGTTAACACCGAATCTATCGTAAATCATTTATCTTCTCCTTTGTTGTTATCTTTATCAAACCATACGCATAAGCACCAACCTAATAACGCCCCTGCACAACCACCTAATATATACATATCAAAAATACTAATCACTTGTTTTCTCCCATGTTCCGTCACGTTTAGCATAAACATCATACGTTTTTATGTAAGACCAATCACAAAGACGCATATCTGTATCTTGAATTAACCTTGATAACTCTTCATGAGTTATGGTTGCCCTATCTTCCAATGACATACCTTTATACTCTTTAAAGCGATTTTTTAAATCAGTATAGGTTTCATAGTTGTCAAAGTCGCGCATACCTTCTAAAGCCCAACCCATGACATATGTAAAATTGCCGTCATCACTAAAGTCTTCATCACCAAACTCAATATGCAAGTTCGGCACAAGCAATATCTCTTCGCCTGTGTGTTTATGTATATAACTCATACCTCTCTCCTTTGTCACAAAGTCATACGTTAATGAAAAAGTGACGTCAATATAGACCATGCAAAACATAGATAAATATCAACGTAACTCAATCATTATAGCACAAGGAATGGACTATGTCAACTAAGTTAACGTTGTTTTTAACACTCATTACTATCAAGTTTTCGGTTTCGGTAAAAGTGATTGTGCTTATTTTTTAATCAGTTGTTAAGTTGTCTTCTCTCTTTTACGGTCATTCTCTCTTTTGACGATGTTAACTTCGTGGTTAACGACTGCCTATTTTTTAATCAATAGCTTACATTGTCAACGTTATTTTATTAAGTGCTTGATTTGTTTAACTTTGTTAACTTAGTTGGTTGACATTGTCAGCCATAAAATTACGTAATAAGTCCTTGATTATATTCAATAATTACGTAAAAGTTGACATTGTCTAAGTAGACATATCGCGCTAAGTCCTTGATTATATTATTTAATTACATTATAACGCTCAAAACTGCATAGCGTGGGCTGGAAGAAAGGAGAGAAACTTTTATAAAAACGAAGTTCCACTAAGTTAAAAAATTTTCTGCTGGAAGAACACATTGAAATCTACGTTATAATGTAATTTTATAAAATATATATATAAATCAAGCACTTGCCTTTTTCTGCCCATTTTTCTAAGTCATTGATTTTATTCAAAAATTACGTCCCATTGACTTTGTCAACTCAGCTAACCTATTGATTATTCTATTTTATTACGTAGCTACGTAATTTTGGTGCTTACATTGTCAGCTTTTACGTTATATTACAAACACACATAAAGATGTAGCCACGAAGTTAACTTCGTTATAACTCCCCCTCACCTACTCTTTACTATTACGGTCATAGTTTTGTGGCCACAAAATTTGGACGAAAAAAAAGGCCCGAACGAAGTTAATCGTTCAGGCCTTGAGTTAACTAAGTTAACTTAGTTTATTGCTTAGATTGTTTTTCTATCGCTTCAAAGTTTTCACGAACATAAACTAATGTTGCGAGGCTTTCAGGGTTCATGCCTTGAATCCAATCTTTTAAAGATTTTCTTAATTGAGTTATGCCTTTGCTTTCGGCTTTCGCATTGGCACTTGCTTCGGCCTTTGCGCGCTTCTCAATCTCGGCTTGAATCTTAACGGCACGTTTTAAGCTTTGCGCGTCACCATTTTTAGCAAGCGCAACCTTTTCGGCTTTCAACGTGGCCAAAGGCTTGTCGCTAAACTCGGCGCGTGCTTTCGCGTTCGCTTCGGCCGTTCGGCTTTTCGCTTTCGGCTTTTCTAATCCAAAGGCCGTTGCCATTGTTTTTCTAACTTCGGTTAGAATGTTCTGCGCTGAATCAACGCTGATCTTACGCTTTGCCACGATCTCGCGTTCAACGTAGTTAAATTGCGCGTTCCAATCCTCATACTTTGGATTCGTTCCTAATGAGATCGCTAACTTTTCGGCCGTCATGTAAACGGCTTCGGCCTTTCTGATTCCAGCGTCAATGGCCATGATCGCGCTTGTCACAACGTCATTGAGTGATGATTTTGTGACGTCACTAAGTATAACTTCTTTTACTGATACGTCTTTACCTAATGTTGATGAAGCTTTGATTACTGATTTAACTTGATTCTTTTTCATGATAATAGTTCCTATAAAAGTTTATAAAATACCAATCACTTTCGCAATTGATAACAGCATTATAGCAAATAAAGCTTACAATGTCAACTTTTTAAGCACCTACCCTACCCTATCCCCCCAAATTACAGATAGGAGTCCCATATTCCTGGATGCAGTGAGTTTTGCATAAACGATAGGATATAATTTAAAAATGGGTGGATTCGGTTAAGTCGACTTCAGAGGACATAGTAAGTCTAGCTTTTTTCGACTTTCTGCTAGACAAGTAGTAACTATCAAATCTGCGGACCCACCCCCTTCTTTTTAAAAAGGGCAAATCAAAAAATTTTTTGCAAAAAATTTATAAAAACGGGTTAGATTGCTTTAGGATCGAGAGAATATACTTCAGCGTAAACACGCTTTATTTTTTGAAACTTCTCATCATGCTTATCAAAGTCATCGTCACCTTTAACATATAAAGCTAGATGTACCATTTCATGGAGAAGGGTTGAGAATATAGTTGTAAAATAACCACAAGCATTAGCACTTATTTCAATTGCCATCTCATGTTCATCAAAACAACCATATATATCAGGATTTTTAATAACTTTAAACTTAACCTTAGAAGACTTAGGCATCTTAAGAGTATTGAATGGTGGTAGCTTACATGCCATATCATATAAAATTGCTAGGTTTTTAGGAGTAAGCGTAGTTTTCATACAACTATTCTATCAAAAATGTGCTTGATTAATATAATATTTTAGTATATATTGGCCGCAATAGCTGCAAATAAATTTCTAGGATGTAAACAGCGACATTTTATGGCATTAAAAATCATACCAGACACAAATAAACCCCTGCCTGATGACTTTGAGGCAGAAGAACCTACCACTTTTGATGGAAAACTTAAGGTTGCAGCCTCAACTGCTAAAGTTTTAGTAGATGGAGGAGCAGATATACCTGTTTCATCACAAGAAAAACAAGAAGCTGCTGATTTATTTAAACAATTTACAGATCCTGAAGGTAAAAACACCTTAAACGCAGCTACTAATAAAGCATTACAGACCCCTGCTACAGTTCAGCATCTATTTATGATGTTATCGGACTATGATCATCAAGTTGTGCAAGAAGCAGTTCAATTAAGACGGTTTGTTACCAATAAACTTTTAGAAGATGCAGGATTATCAGATCCAAGACACAGATTAAAAGCATTAGAATTACTAGGTAAGATTAGTGATGTAGGTTTGTTCTCAGAGAAAACAGAAATCACCGTTAAGAATTTAAGCCAAGAAGATTTACAAGCACAAATTAAAAATAAATTATTTAAAATTCTTGGAAAGACAGCAGCCATCGATACATCATTTGAAATTATCGATGCAGTTAATGTTACAGAAGTAAAAGAATAATATGCCTATAGATATAGCAGGCATCACTGATGCTGATTTAGATACAGCTCTAGCAAATATAAGTGTATTACCTAAGAATGAACAAGTACAACTGTTAATGCAGTTAGAACAGTTAGAAAAAACTCAAACAATTGAAAAAAGACAAGAAACATTTTTAGAATTTATACAACATGTATACCCTGGTTATAAAGTTGGTAATCATCATAGAAGATTGGCTAAAATCTTTGAAGACATTGCTAACGGCGAAAAGAAACGAGTTATTGTTAACATTGCTCCGCGACACGGAAAATCAGAACTCATCTCATATCTGGCACCGGCTTGGTTTTTGGGTAAGTATCCGGATAAGAAGATTATTATGGCATCTCATACAGCTGACCTTGCAGTTAACTTTGGAAGACGCGTTCGTAATCTTGTGGGTAGTGATGCTTATAAAGATGTTTTTCCCAACGTAGAACTACAAGCAGATAGTAAGTCTGCATCTCGTTGGGGTACTAATCATAATGGAGAATATTTTGCTATTGGTGTTGGTGGTGCCCTCGCTGGTCGCGGGGCTGATTTGTTTATCATTGATGATCCACATTCCGAGCAAGACGCCAAACTGGGACGACCGGATGTTTTTCTGCCTGCTTGGGAGTGGTTTCAGTCTGGTCCAATTCAACGTCTTATGCCGGGCGGTGCGATTATTGTGGTAATGACTAGATGGTCTAAGTTAGATTTAACAGGCCAAATAGTTAACCAAATGATAAAGCAAGACGGAGTAGATGATTGGGAAGTCGTTGAATTTCCAGCAATTATTGAAGACAAAGAAGGTAACGAAGCTTCACTTTGGCCTGAGTTCTGGCCACTAGATGAACTAAGAGCAAAGAAGGCAGCACTAGATGTACGATACTGGAATGCTCAATACTTACAGAACCCAGTCTCAGAAGAAGGTGCACTAATTAAACGTGAATGGTGGAAGATATGGGACAACGAAGTGCCACCAAGTTGTGAGTTTACGATTATGTCTCTTGATGCTGCACAAGAAGCTAATACTAGAGCTGATTATAATTCGTTAACTACGTGGGGTGTCTTTTTTAACGAAGAGACCAATAATTATAATATAATACTACTTAATGCTATCAAGCAACGGCTAGAATTTCCAGAACTCAAAGAACTTGTTTTAGAAGAGTATAAGGAATGGGAACCCGACGCTTTCATAGTAGAAAAGAAATCTAACGGAGCAGCCCTCTATCAAGAGATGAGAAGAATGGGCATTCCAATAGGGGAATTTACACCTGGAAAAGGTCAAGATAAGATTAGCCGCGTTAACTCCGTGGCAGATCTCTTCAGATCTGGTATAGTGTGGGCTCCGGATAAACGTTGGGCACACGAACTGATTGAGGAATGTAATGACTTCCCATCAGGCGCAAACGATGACCAAGTGGACTCAACCACTATGGCGTTAATGAGATTTAGACAAGGTGGGTTTATTAGATTACCTAATGATGAACCTGAAGATTTAGTAAGTTTCAAGAGTTCTAGAAATAGGTTGTATTTAGTTTAAGGATAAATTATGGCAATAGAAAAAGGAATAGCACAAGCACCTCAAGGATTAGAAGAGTTAGCAGCAGATCAATCTGCGCTTGCCATTGAGATTGAGAATCCAGACTCTGTCACATTAGATGACGGCAGCATGGAGATTACAATTACTCCAGGTAAAGAAACAAACGATGAGTTTAATGCCAACTTAGCAGAAGATATGGATGAAGGCCAGTTAACAGAATTAGCTGGTGATCTTGTTGGTGAGTTTGATGCAGATGTTAATTCAAGAAAAGATTGGTTGACCACTTATGTTGATGGTTTAGAATTATTAGGTCTTAAAGTAGAAGATAGAACAGAACCCTGGCCAGGTGCATGTAATGTGTATCATCCACTCATGACTGAAGCGTTAGTTAAGTTCCAAGCAGAAACTATGATGGAAACTTTCCCAGCTGCAGGTCCAGTCAAAACACAAATTATTGGTAAACAAACAAAAGAAAAAGAAGACGCAGCAGAACGAGTTAAAGATGATATGAACTATCAGTTAACTGACTGTATGCCAGAATACAGACCTGAGCATGAAAGAATGTTATGGGGTCTAGGTTTAGCTGGTAATGCGTTTAAGAAAGTTTATTACGATCCATCGTTTGAACGTCAAGTATCGATGTATGTTCCAGCAGAAGATATTGTTGTACCTTATGGTGCGTCAAACTTAGAAACAGCTGAGCGTGTAACACACGTCATGCGTAAGACTAAGAATGAGTTACGTAAACTTATGGTGGCAGGGTTCTATAGAGATGTTGAATTAGGCGAACCGTTCTTAGATGTTGATGAAGCTGAAAAGAAAATCGCTGAGAAGATGGGCTTCAACCCAACAGAAGATGATCGCTATAAGATTTTAGAAATGCATGTTAATTTGGATCTTGAAAATGGAGATTCAGAAGATGGCATAGCACTACCATATATTGTAACGATTGAAAAAGGTACAGGTACCATACTTGCTATAAGACGTAACTGGAACCCAGATGATAAAAAACAATTAAAACGTAATCACTTTGTACATTACGGTTACATTCCAGGTTTTGGATTCTACTGCTTCGGTTTAATCCACTTGATTGGAGCGTTTGCTAAGTCAGGCACAATGATTTTACGACAACTCGTTGATGCAGGAACATTGAGCAACCTACCAGGGGGGATGAAGTCTCGTGGTCTTCGTATCAAAGGAGATGACACCCCCATTGCTCCAGGTGAATGGAGAGATGTAGATGTACCATCAGGTGCGATACGCGATAACATCTTACCACTACCTTATAAAGAGCCATCACAAGTTCTTAATCAGTTAATGAATCAAATCATTGAAGAAGGTAGAAGATTTGCTTCAGCTGCAGATATGAAAGTATCTGATATGAGTGCTAATTCTCCAGTAGGTACAACATTAGCTATTCTAGAACGTACATTAAAAGTTATGTCAGCAGTTCAAGCGCGTATTCACTATGCGATGAAACAAGAGTTCAAACTTTTAGCTGGTATTATTCGTGATTACACACCTACAGAATATTCATACGAACCAGAAATTGGTAATAGACGTGCTAAACAATCTGATTATGATTGCTGTGAAGTTATTCCAGTATCTGATCCAAATGCAGCAACCATGTCTCAAAAGGTTGTGCAATATCAAGCAGTTATGCAAATGGCTCAAGCTAATCCACAAATCTATGATCTTGTTGAATTAAATAAACAGATGTTAGAAGTATTAGGGGTTAAAAATATTGGTAAGTTAGTACCAACAGCTGAAGATCAAAAACCAAAAGATCCTGTTTCAGAAAATATGGCTATCATTAATATGAAACCAGTTAAAGCGTTTATTTATCAAGATCATCAAGCTCACTTAGCTGTTCATATGGCTGCTATGCAAGATCCAAAACTCATGCAGATGATGAGTCAAAATCCTCAAGCTCAAAATATTCAAGCTGCAGCATTAGCACATATTAATGAGCACATTGCGTTTGAATATAGAAAACAATTAGAAGAACAATTAGGTGTACCATTACCAACACCTGATGAAACATTACCTGAAGATGTTGAAGTAGAATTATCTAGATTGACTGCAGCTGCAGCACAAAAACTATTAGCTAAAGATCAAGCAGAAGTTCAGCAACAACAAGCTCAACAACAGCAACAAGATCCGTTGATTCAAATGCAACAACAAGAGTTGCAATTAAAAGCTCAAGACTTACAAATTAAGCAACAAAAAACAGAAGCTGATATTGCTATTGAACAACAACGCCTTGAACTTGAAAAAGAAAAAATTGCTTCTCATGAAAGATTAGAAGGTGCTAAGTTAGGTGCTCAAGCTACACAACATAAACAAAAAGAAGAATCAGATAAAGTTCTTCAAGGTATTAAAATAGGAATGGATGCTGAATTTAAGAAAAAAGAATTTCAGCTAAGAGAAAAGGAACAGAATCAAAAACCACAGGAGTAATAAATTATGGACCAAACGCTAGAGCTATTATTGTCTCGAATAGATGATCAGCGCAAAACAGTATTAATAAATTTAGGAGACGGAGCAGCAAAAGATTTTGCTTCGTACCAAAATATGACAGGATATATACGAGGTCTATCCGTCGCAGAAAGTATCATAAAAGACCTTGCACAAAGAATGGAGACTTATGACGATGAGTGACATACTCACAATGAATCAAAATTTGGTTGATGCTAGTGGTAGACCAATTACGATTCCAACCGTAACAGAAGTAAACGCAGAAGATATACCGATTGAAGAAAGAGGCTTACAGCTTCCAGAACCAAAAGGTTATAAGATTTTGTGTGCAATTCCAAATGCTGCAGAAGAATATGAAAGTGGTTTAGTTAAAGCTGCACAAACAAGAACCATTGAAGAACATTCTACAGTTGTATTATTTGTAGTAAAAGTAGGTGATTTAGCTTATAAAGATGAATCAAGATTTCCTACTGGTCCATGGTGTAAAGAGGGTGATTTTGTTTTAACACGTGCATACGCAGGTACTAGATTCAAAATCCACGGAAGAGAATTCCGCATTATAAACGACGATACTGTAGAAGGTGTGGTGCAAGATCCACGCGGCTACACTCGCGCATAAGGAGATATAAATGGCTGACGTAAAAGATGGCGATATTGTATTTGAATATCCAGATGATGACGAAATACCAGGTTCTAAACTACCTGATGAAAAAGAAGTTTCAGTTAAAACTGAAAAAAATGAAGTTAAAGTAGAAACAAAAGCAGACGACATTGATCTAGAAATAACAGACGATGACATTCCAGCTGCTGATAGAGGTAAAGAACCCTTACCTAAAGAAAAAGTAGAAGAATTAGAAAATGATACGTTAGAAGATTATTCTGAACGTGTTAAACAACGTATGGCTCAGCTTAAAAAAGTTTGGCATGACGAAAGACGTGCTAAAGAAGCTGCAGACCGTGAACGTGAAGAAGCAATTAAATATGCAAAACAAATTGCTGAAGAAAACAAAAAGTTAAAAACAACTTTAAGTTCAGGTGAAGAAGAATACATTAAAGCTGTAAGTACTTCTCTTGAAAATCAACTAATTATTGCTAAACGAGACTATCGTGAAGCATATGATTCAGGTGATACAGAGAAAATTATTGAAGCTCAATCTAAGATGAACGATGCTCAAATGCGTCTATCTCAGATACAACAATATAAGCCTCAATATAAAAACACTTTACAAGAACCTGAAAAAGATGTATATATACAGGAAAATAAACCTCAAGCTCCAAAACCTGATTCTAGAGCCCTTGCTTGGCAAGATAAGAATGAATGGTTTGGTAAAGATGAAGAAATGACAAGTCTTGCTTTAGGGGTACATGAAAAATTAGTTAGAAGCGGGATTGATCCTTCTTCTGATGAATATTATCGTCGTATTGATAATACGATGCAAAAACGATTCCCAGAATACTTTGGGGATGCAACGCTAGACGAGGAAACACCCGCCCAGCGCACAAAACCTTCGACTGTAGTTGCTCCGGCAACGCGTAGTACCGCGCCTAAAAAAGTACGATTGACGAAGACACAAGTAGCGTTAGCCAAGAAATTTGGTCTAACACCGGAACAATATGCAAGAGAAACTTTAAAATTGGAGAATGCAAATGGATAATAACAGATTAGATCGTGAACAAGATACAAGAGATGACTTTCAACGTGCAGATAGCTGGAAACCTGCCTCATTATTACCTGAATTTAAAAAGGTACCAGGTTGGGCATACCGTTGGGTTCGTACTAGTGTTATGAACGAGGCTGATAATCTAAATGTTTCTGCCAAAATGCGTGAAGGATGGGAACCCGTTAAATTAGCGGACCACCCTGAAATGAAACTAATGGTCGATCAAAATTCCCGTTTCAAAGACGGTGTTGAAATTGGTGGACTATTACTATGCAAGATCCCTCAAGAGTTTGTTGATCAACGTAAGGCTCACTATGCTAAACAAGCACAGCAACAAGCCGATGCAGTTGACAACAGCTTTATGAAACAAAATGACCCACGTATGCCTCTTTTCTCAGAGAAGAAGTCTACAACGTCATTTGGTAAAGGTAATTAATATAAACTTATAAGGAGAATAAAATGGCATATCCAACCATTAATAGTCCTTACGGTTTTCAACCAGTTAATCGTTATGACGGTATTCCGTACGCCGGGGCAACTTTACAGATCCCAATCGGCGCTGCGTACAATACTCCAATCTATAACGGTTCTTCAGTTAAAATCGTACAGAACGGTACAATTGAATTATCAGGCGCTACAACTTCCGGTACTATTATCGGTGTTGCAACTGGTTTTCAATACACTAACTCATCAGGTCAAACAGTTCAAGCTCAATACTACCCAGGTACTAGCGTTACTAACGCTATTGCTTACGTAGTTGTTGATGCATCAGCTGAATTTAAAGTATCATTAACAGTTTCAGGTGCTCCTACAGTAGTAGTTGGCGCTAATGCAACTATTGTTGGTACAAACTTAGCTGAGATTCAAAACAACGTTGGCTCAGCATCAACAGGTAATTCACAAGCTTCATGCGTGATCCCTGCTAACGGCGCTGGTTCAGCAACAACATTACCATGGAGAGTAGTTGCAGTAGTTCCAGATACAGCTTATTTATCAGGTTCTACAGTGCTTTATCCAGAAGTACTTGTAAAAATTAACAACCCACAATTAACTGCCCTTACTGGCGTTAATTACGTAGCTTAACTAAGGAGAATAAAACATGGCTATTTCACGTGCACAGCTCCTAAAAGAGCTATTACCAGGTCTTAACGCGCTATTCGGTTTAGAGTACAAGCGTTATGGCGAAGAACACAAAGAAGTTTACGAAACAGAAACTTCAGAACGTTCATTCGAAGAAGAAACAAAACTTTCAGGTTTCTCAGCAGCACCAGTCAAAAACGAAGGCACAGCTATCGCTTATGACAATGCTCAAGAAGCTTGGACTGCTCGATACAATCATCAAACTATCGCTCTTGGCTTCAGCTTAACTGAAGAAGCTGTAGAAGATAACTTGTATGACACATTATCAGCACGTTACACAAAAGCTTTAGCTCGCGCTATGGCATACACAAAACAAGTTAAAGCAGCTGCAGTATTAAACAATGGCTTCAACACTTCTGGTTCTTACAACGGCGGTGATGGCGTTTCATTATTTAACACAGCTCATCCACTTGTTTCAGGTGGCACAAACAGCAACACTCAATCAACTCCAACAGATTTGAACGAAACAGCATTAGAAAATGCAGTTATTCAAATCGCTGCTTGGACAGATGAGCGTGGTCTTTTAATCGCTGCTCAACCTCGTAAATTAGTTGTTCCACCAGGTAATCAATTCGTTGCAACTCGCTTGCTCGAAACTGAATTACGTGTTGCTACTGCTGATAACGATATCAACGCGATTAAGAACAATGGTTCTATCCCAGAAGGTTACACAATTAACCACTTCTTGACAGATCCAGATGCTTACTTCTTAACAACTGATGTACCTAACGGCATGAAACACTTTGTCCGTACACCATTATCTACATCTATGGATGGCGATTTTGATACAGGCAACGTTCGTTACAAGGCTCGTGAGCGTTACAGCTTCGGTTGGTCAGATCCTCTCGGTATGTGGGGTTCACCAGGCGCTGCTTAATCAGCTTCTGGCACGTACTACTAAAAGGGCTCACTTAAAACGTGGGCTCTTTTTTTACCTGTTATTCATGGTTTTCTTGATGCTAATATGTATACAAAAGTCCAAAATGTAGACATATACACAATAACGTGTATATAAAAAAGCAAAATGTAAACATATAGGAGAATATTATGAAAGCATGGACAAAACCAGCAGCAACAGAAATGAGATTTGGCTTTGAAGTGACTATGTACGTAATGAACAAGTAATGGTCATAGTAACAGACTGTTATTAAATTAAGGGGCTTCGGCCCCTTTTTTATGTTATAATGCTTGCAAATAGTACCAATTCAGGTATTATTTGGGAATCCGGGTTACCCGGCTTATCAGACTGTCCCGGCAGACGCATACAAGACGGATAAGCTTAACTTTGTATGAAGGAAAATATCATGGCATTAACAACGTTTAGCGGCCCAGTGTCGTCTTTAAATGGTTTTATCGGTGGTACAGCAACAGATCCAATCGTAGTAACATCAGCAGAAAATATCAACGAATCATATGCATCTACATCTGCAGCATCAGGTGATACACGCTTATCTTATAACAAATTAACATTCGCAGGTGCAGGTGCAGGCGAAACATTAAGAGCTTTCTCAGTAGTAACTGCAGCACAAGGTGCAGGTCAAACAACTAACGGCGCTCACATCTCTATGTCTGTAAACACAGGCGGTTCAATCGCAGGTGCAGGTAATGCTTTACGTGCTACTTTAGGTTTAGCAGCAGGTGTTTCTTCAGGTGGCACAGTTGCAGCTATTCAAGCTGACTCTGACGTAGGTGCAGGTGCTACATTACCAGCAACAGCTGCTTGGATTAGATTCACAAATAGCGGCGCAGGTACAGGTTTATCAAATCTATTTAACTTACCATCAGCTATGGTTGTAGCTAGAACAGCATCAGCATCTAGCCATACAATTAAAATAGTTGTTGACGGTACTCCTTACTACTTAATGGTTTCTAGCGCACAATAATGGAAATTACAAAAGACTTTCTTTTGTCTGAGATCAAGCGTCTTGAGGCAGAGCGTAACCAAGCATCTAGTTTTGTTACAGCTTCTCAGGGCGCCATCGATGCGTATACTGCGTTGGTGGAAAGATTAGACGCAGAAGATCCAAAAGGGGAATAATTATGGCAATGCAATATGATGTACTGTCGTATCACAATACAGTATCAGGTGTAGCGGTACCTTATCGTACTCGATTAAAAGGCATTATAGTATCACCTACAACATCTACATCCTTACGAGTAGGCGTGGTTAATAATAAATATTCTACAGGTACATATGCACAATCAGCTTCTACTACAATCACAGTAACTTTAACTGCACACGGTTTGGTTACAGGAGATTCAGTATATTTAAATTGCACTACAGGCACTGGGGATAGTAATCTTTACTCCATTACAAAAACAGGTGACGATACATTTACTGTAGTATCTCCTACGTCAGAAACCACAAGTGGTAACGTAAATGTATATAAAGAAGTTTTAACAGAAATTGATTGCTCTACCGGTACATCGTTTTATACATTAATTCCAGGTGAAGGTATTGTAGGTCAAGACGGTTTATATGTAGGACTACCTTCAGCTAATACTGTAACTTCTACTATCTTTTACGGATAAGGACTTATCATGACAATGCAATATGATGTCCAATCAAAACATTTAACATCGTCAGGTGCAGCCATTTCGTTTGCTACTCGATTAAAAAATATTATAGTTACTTCTGGAACTGCATCTGCAAGAAATATAGCATTAGTAGATTCAACAGGCGCAATAACAGGTACGTGGGATAGACCAGCAGGAACACCAGGTCCAATTACTACTACAGTAACTACATCGACAAATCACGGTCTTACAACAGGGGACAGAGTTGCTATAAATTTTTCTGGCTCACTTATGAGAGACGGTGTGTATGAAGTAACAGTCACAGGGGACACAACATTTACTGTGCAATCACTTACAACTGGAGCTGCATCAGGTACTTGTAGTGTATTTACAGAAGACTATATATTTTTAGAAATAGATACTTTTAGTACTGTAGGTTTACCAATCCTTATTCCAGGTGAAGGTATTAGATGCCCTAACGGTATTTATGCAGTATTAGGTTCTTCAGTTACGGTGACAATATATTATGGCTAGCAAGAAAAAAGGTCCAAGCTTAGCAGTCGGACGTGGTGAGAAACTTCCTGTATCGAAAGGTGCAGGTCTTACCGCTAAAGGTCGTGCTAAATATAACGCAGCTACAGGATCAAATTTAAAAGCACCACAACCACAAGGTGGACCTCGTAAGAGATCATTTTGTGCAAGAATGTCTGGTATGCCAGGCCCTATGAAAGATGAAAAAGGTAGACCTACTCGTAAGGCTGCTTCTTTAAAAAGGTGGAATTGCAAATGAGTACAGAACGTGAATTAGCAGAACACGGTATTGAGATTAAACATATTCAAGCGGATGTAGATACTATTATGGAAGACATGGATCAATTAAAAAAACGCCTTGATAATATTGAAAAAACGCTAGAAGAAATCAAAGGTGGATGGAAAGTATTTATTGGTATTGCCACTGTAGGTTCTATGTTTATTAGTTGGTTGGTTAATCATTGGTTTAAATAAAATGAAATCTTTTATAGAAAGGGTCTTTATGGCTAAGAAAAACAAAAAAGAGGAATTACAAAATGAAGAAATTATTGAAAGCGTTACAGAACAAGCTACAGAAGCTGCTGTTGAAGCTATCATCGAAGAAGTAAAAAAAGAAGTTAAAGTGCAAACAGAACATACAGATACGAAGGTTGATTAAATGCCAAGCGTATCTAAAAAACAACATAACTTGATGGCATTAGTTGCAAATGATCCAAAAGCTGCAAAACGATTAGGCATACCAAAATCAGTAGGGGAAGAGTTTATGAAAACAGATAAAACTAAAAAGTTCGGATCAGGTGGAGCACTAAAAGCAGTTGATTCAAGTGACAATCCTGGATTATCAAAATTACCAACGGAGGTTAGAAATAAAATGGGCTACATGAAAAAAGGTGGTATGGCTAAAGGCTATGCAAAAGGTGGTTGTGCAACAAAATCAGATGCAAAAATGATTGCTAAAAAAGAAGTTAAAGGTCATGAATCATCAATGCACAAAATGAAAAAGGGTGGCATTATAGAAAAAGGTACAGGCGAGAAATATAAGTCTAAAGCTGCTATGATGAAACACGAAAAGAAAGAATCTAAAGCAGAAGAAATGAAAGAGCACGGCATGAAAAAAGGTGGTATGTGCAAAGGTTATTCTAAAGGTGGCCAACTTTCTAAAGCTAATGGTATTGCTAAAAAAGGTAAATCAAAAGGAAAGATTATTTAATCATGGCTGAATTAAAAATATTAGGTAAAACTCTTGATGAATGGAAAGAAAGTTCTTTTCCATCAAGATTAGCTGCTACTAAAGCTAAAGCTAAACAAGGTCAAATAGCTAATCGTACTGATTTTAGTGATGAAAAAATAGGTCCTAAATTTAGAGCTGATACAAAACCTGTTAAAAAAATTACTAAAGAAAAAGTTTCTGTTGAAACACCTTCTGGTGATATTGGTAGTGTTGATAGAACTGCTGATGTTATTGGTCCTGATATGTCTAAAGTAATTAAAGAAGAAGCCGTTAAAAAACCAACAAGAGATTTTACTGCTACGGAAATGGCTCAAAATTTATTATCTCGTGGTTATAATATGAAAAAAGGTGGCAAGGTTAAAGCTAAAAAAATGTCTTCAGGTGGTAAAGTTTCTTCTGCTTCTAAACGTGCAGACGGTATTGCTACTAAAGGTAAAACTAAAGGTAGGATAGTTTAATTATGGCTACTCCACAAGAATTACTTGATGAGCAAAAACAAAAAGAACTAGATGCTAAAGTAACTAAAGCAGCTAAAGATGTAAAAACTCGTGACACAAAAGAAAACGAAGACACTGTTAAAACTATAAAAACTATTCCTAAAAAGATAGTAGACACAGTAAAAAAAGTTTTTAAATCTGGTGGTTCAGTATCTTCAGCTTCTAAACGTGCAGATGGTTGTGCTACAAAAGGTAAAACAAAAGGTCGTATTATTTAAGGAATAAATATGGGTGGTGCAGCAAAAGCCGTTACTAAAGTAGTTACAGCTCCAGCTAGCCTAGTCACATCTGCTGCTAGTGCAATTCCTGGCGTTGGTAAAATTGCTGGTCCCGTTGCTGGGTATATTACAGGTGGCCCATTAGGTGCTGCTAAAGCTATTGCAGGTACAGCTTTGACAGGCGGGTATTCTGGTGGCGGTGGCGGTGGTGGTGGTGGAGGAATCCCAACTTATGGATCTACAGATGCTTCAGGAGCTTTAACTGCCCCTCCTCCAGGATTTTCTTTTGGGTCAGATTTATATAGTTATGGTGGGGAACCTTATGATGCATCTAAGTATTTTGTACAAGGTAATAAAGGTGTATATAACGTTCTTCCTGAGTTAGGTACTTTATATAGCCCAGAAACACAAGCACAACAAGGTACATCTAGTTTTAATGCGTACCAAAATATATACGGCAAGATGGCAGGTGACCCATTAGCTCAAGCTAACTTACAAAAAACATTTGCACCAGGTTTATTATCAGTATCACCGCAACAAGCAGGTGGATATAAACCAATAGGTGATTTTAACCCAGCTACTACACCTTATGCTGGAGGTAGAGCAGATCTACCAAGCTATTTACAAGAAGATATTAAGTCTGCGTATGGTGAATATATGCCACAAGCACAAGCAAGTAATGCAAGTTATTTACCTATTCAGTATGCTGACTTTGGATTTGGCAGTGGAGATAAAGCATATGAACTAGCTCAGTTTGCTAGAAGCGAAAATAATCCATTTTTCCAACCTTTTGCAACACCAACAGAAGAAGCGGCTCCTGAAATGGCTAACCCATTTGCTTTTGTTAAACCACCAGAACAAGTAACTCCACCAAGTCCTTACCAACCTGTAGAAGGCGGACCAAGAAGAGGACCAGCGGAACGAAGTATGGTACCAGCAACAACTGCAACTATGGGTACATTTAGACCTGTAGAAGCAAGTAGTGCGACACCAACAACAACTGCAGAAGCAAGACGACCAGAAGAATACAAACCTGTTAATATTAGAACAGGTGGATTAGCTACACTAAGGAGAAAATAATGAGACCAAGTAGAGGCATGGGTGCTATAAAGAAAACTAAGATACCAAGTGCAACAGAAAATAAAATGCCTAAAGGTGTCGTTAAAAAACGTCGTGACAATACAGACTTTATTCAGTATAAAGAAGGTGGCACAGTAAACAAAGCTGGTAACTACACAAAACCTAGTTTACGTAAAAGAATTGTGTCTCAAGTAAAAGCAGCTGCAACACATGGTACAGGCGCTGGTCAATGGTCAGCTCGTAAAGCACAGTTAGTTGCTAAGAAATATAAAGCTGCAGGTGGCGGATATAAATGAGTGCATTAGCTAAACCACAACGTTCACTAAAAGCATGGGGTGAACAAAAGTGGAGAACTAAGTCAGGCAAAAAGTCTAGTGAAACAGGCGAAAGATATTTACCTGAGAAAGCAATAAAAGCATTAAGCCCTCAAGAATATGCAGCAACGACGAAGGCTAAAAGGGAAGGGAAAGCTAAAGGCAAACAGTTTGTAGCTCAACCTAAATCTGTTAAACAAAAAGTAAAACCTTATAGAAGAGTAAAATAATGGTAGATAGAACCACAGGTACCACGAGTTTTAATTTAGATTTAAATAATCTAGTCGAAGACGCATTTGAAAGATGTGGTCAAGAACTTCGTACGGGCTATGATTTGAGAACTGCACGACGCTCTTTAAACTTGATGACAATCGAGTGGGCTAATCGCGGTATTAATTTATGGACTGTAGAACCTGGTCAAATTCAGTTAAACCAAGGTCAGATTATGTATGCGTTGCCTGTTGACACGATTGATTTGTTAGACATGGTGACACGTACTGGTACTGGGTTAAATCAGCAAGACATCAATATCAACCGTATCAGCGAGTCAACCTATAT